AGCTGAAATAGTAGGAGCAGGTGTTGTAGCATCCCCAGTTGCAGATGGCATTTTAACTTCTTCAAACCAGGTACCTATTGCAACCTCGTTAGCATCAGTGCTATCTGCATCAACTTCGTACTTCCAAACTCTCTTAGTAACACCAGTTGCAACCTCCACAGGGTAGTTAAGTTTTACGAACTGACCTCTTATTGTATCAGACTGAAAATTGATGCTATCAGCCTTAGTCTCATTATTGTCCTCAGGGTCCGCGAAACGGCCTTTGTACAGCCATACATATCTGTACTTACCATTAGACTTTAGTGTTCTAAAACCAATTGCAACCCAAGGTGGCGTATCATTATCCGCATACACTACACCGCCATTGGCGTCAATTGTGTGCCCAAGTAAGTCAGCTTTATTCTGAGACGTTAAGGCGTTCTTTTGAATTTCAACGTCTATATTACCTAAGGTAGAAGCTGTTTCACCAGGGCCATCATCATAGAATGCTGTCGCCAATGAAGCATTAGGGTTGATGTTAATATGCATTACACCAGGTGCAGGTGTTATTTCATCATACACTGGAGCTGCCGTAGGGGTATCTTCTGTAGTCATCTTTGCATACACAAGATTGTCACAACCTATTCTCATTGCCATAGTTCAAATCCTCCTATTCAATAGTAGTTGTTATGCCTATATTAAAGGCATAGTAGACTCGGTTATTTTCATCGCGTCTCATTAAGAATGGAGGCTGACGCAGGTATACCTGACCCCAACGGGTTGGAGTTAAATCTACTCTACCGTCATCATCTTGTTCTTCCTGAAATGCTTTAAAAATATTAACCGCTTTTTGCCTCGCTTCATCGGCGTCAGGGTCTCTTACTAGTACCTGTACAGACCGATGAACTGCAGGGTCATATAAAGATGCAGGGTAACCGCTATACTCATGCAGAGCTACTAGAGAATCGGGTGCTTCTGGAGTAAAGTCACGAAAAGCATCTGTACCATCTGCTATGACAATTTGCTTAGCTATAAGAAATGATACAATGTCAAGTAACAATGGCTTATTCATTAGCGACCCCCTTTCTAATCACTCATGCCTGCTAGCGATTCCTTTGCATATTTAAACACAGTTCTCTTAAAGTTTTTATCAGTGTATTCTCTTACTGGGTCCTCTAGGAACTTAGCTTTGCCTACGGGGTGAAACACATCTAAATTCTCATGCACTGCCACCATGTAAGATGATGCTGGTTTACCAGTAACAGGATTTATAGGGTTACCATTACCGCCATACCCTAATAATGCTTCATAGGCCCAAGTTGTAGCGGCTGTATCCGTTCTACGTGTTACTTCATAAAAAGCACTAGCTAGTAATGTCTCAGTCAATTTAGGTACTTGACGCTTACTTTCGTCCATTATCTCTTTAGCGGCAACCTCAGTAGCTTTCTTAGTACCGCTGCCAAGGTTCCTTATAGCAAACTCACACGTAGCAGCAAATGTATTTATGTCCTGTCTACTAAATGAAAATTCTGCAAAACCACGCACTAGAGATACACCACCTTAAGATCTACACCGCCGTTTCTATAAAAGTAGCCGATAGATTTAATCTCTGACTCACGTCCCTCGAACACTACATTGTCGAGTTCTTTAATAGAAGAGTTACCATCGACGTACAGTTGCTTTGTAGATACTACTTCTTTTCCTTGAGCATCTTTCACAACTTTCACAGAACCTTCTGCGTAGCATAAACCAGACTCATTAGCCGCAAACTGTTTAGTACCGGTACCGCTGCGGCCAATGCAAGGCCTAAAAACAAACGGTAAATTCATCCAAGCTTTTAAGCTCTTAAACATTACTATCACCGCCTGTTGGCCAAGGTGGATTGCTATGCATACCTTTATGGAATACCTTGGGATAATTATATACTGGTACTGATATGCCAGTAATTGCAAGCTTAGACTTATATGAATTAGCCTGGTCCCTAAAGAACTTTAAGCGCTCTGTCGGGTCCTCAGACTGTGGTCCAAGACTTCGCTTTATATCGCGGGCAAACAGCGTAGCAGTACGAACAAAAGTATTGTATAGTAGTAAGTTGCGATTATTACCATATTCAGTAATAAGATAGTCTAATTCTTCGTCCTGCATAATAGGCTCAGATTGGTTGGTATCTCCGATTATAAATCTCAATTCATCCATTGGACTACTAGCTGGATTTCCAGAATAACTCCAAGACATCTTATCACCTCCTATTTAGTAGTAACTTTTGCAACCTTTGCTTCAGCCTTTGCTTCAGCCTTTGCTTCAGCCTTTGCTTCAGCCTTTGCTTCAGCGTCAATTATTGTTTGTTCAAGCTGCTCAATAGTTATATCCTCTGGCAGCTCTAGCTTTAGTTTGGCACATTTTGAAGCAAGCATCTTTTTACGTTCTTCAAGTTCCTTTGCTGCCACAATGTCTACTCCAAAACGCTGCTTAAAAAATACACGATAGCTATTGAAGTTCTGCTCGGTAACTTCTATGATATGCTTCTCTTGTAGTCGGTACCTAAAGTTCCTTATATCTACTGGCTCAATGATAGAGCCAGCAGATATAGGTCCTCGTGGCCCTCTAAAGGAGCGCCTTACTACAAACATTACTCTACGATGTCCTTAAAGAACACACCAAGGTCATCGCCAACTTGCTTAGCATCAAAAGCGATTTCACCCTCAATACGTTCTACACCTAGGCCGAGCAGGTCCATAGGAAGTCTAACGATACGGTTACCGTAAGCTCCAGCACCTTCTAAACCAGTCCAAGCAAAGATATAGCCGGCTGAAGGCGTTCTCAGGCTAGGATTAGGGTTACTGTAACAAAGTAACGCATTCTTGCCCATGATGAAATTAACATCATCAGCAGTACCCTTAGCACTGTTATTAACTACTGCCCAAGCTACATACACATGTTCAACTTCGAACAGCGACGCGAGCAAGGACGTTGTAACAATACCAGTTTCGGTATACTTAACTCTGTCAAGAACATCAAAGTGATTCTTTAGTGCATTGAATACGTAAGGCGACAACACCAATGTATTTGGCCTATAGCCTGTGCGAGCCGCCATCTTGACTGCTTCATCGGTTATATCCTGGATGGGATTAGATGTGTCCTTGTTCCAATACACTACCTTATTAGCTCCAATTGCCGCAGCACCAGCGATCTCATTAGTCCACACACCAGTTTTGAAAAACTTTGAAGCCCACTCCATTTCCCTACGGATAAGCATCTTCTGGGAAACAAAAATCTGTGCATCTTTGTCTGCATTAAGTGGTTCATCATAATTCACGCGCTCCTCTGGAGAAACATCCTTATGGAAAGCATATTTCTTACAGTAGTAAGTAGCTGAATCAAGATCGTAGTCACCGCCAACAGATTCCGAAATAGCTCCTCTAACTTTGGCTTCATCTCTCAAGAAGTCCCCAGTATTATAAATGTAGTAGAGATCAGCCTGGCGCTTAACAGGTATAATAGGAAAAACTTTGTCAGCTATATAATTGCTAGCGTCCTGCATATATGCAACTGACATATTTGTTAGCGCTCTATCAATGTGGGCATCTTGCATTTTAGGCATTTATCAACACTCCCTTCTTATTAAACTACAGGTGTCAAAGTAACAGTAACTTGTACTGTGAACACCGGAAGATCTACTGCTTCATCATTTGTGACAGTCAGCAGTAATACTGATCCTGCTTCAAGCTCATCCGCTGCAGGAAGTAACGTGATAGCCTCAGCCACACCAGCTGCCGGAAAAGCATTATCTACATCAAAAGTAACTTCCGCAATTTTAGTAGAACCAGCTTCAAGAAGAACTACTGAAGCCTTTGCATCCGCAATACCAGCGGTAGTACCAGTAGAAATTACCTGGGCATCGATAACAGTTGCAGTGTAACCAGCAGGAACTACACCGATAATAGCGTCAGTAATGTCAGCACCAGCAGCTAAATCAGTTGCAGTGTAAACAAAAGTTTGAACGAGCGGAGCATCTGCGCCGTCAGCACCGTCAGCACCAT